GGAGCCAAGAGGGTAGAGCTCAAGAGTCCGGTCTTTCAGAAGATCGGCGGCACTTCCATCGCGTACTGCACAAGCAAGAACGTGACATACGGAGGTGTTGAGGATGATTGATATTAGAAACGGAGAGCTCGCAGACCTCTGGCTGGATGAGACAAGTCCGGAATTTAAGAGCATAAGCTACGCGCTGCACATGGCAATTATTAGAATGCTGGAAAAAGCTGCAGGCGTAGGCAGCTCCTGTGACATCGACCACCTGGCAGAATCCACGCTGGACTACCTGGCCGTGGAAACGCGAGCCATGTACTACGACCAGGGCGCGGACATCGAGACAAAGCGCTCAATCATAAAGAACACGCTCAAGTGGTACACACAAGCCGGAACAGTCAAAGCAACAGAGGAACTGATCGCCTCGGTATTCGGAGGCGATGCGAGACTGATCGAGTGGTTCGATTTTACCGAGCCGCCGATCGAAGCTAATACATTCGATGTGGAAACAGAGGCGCTGATGACAAAAGACATCATCAACGAGCTGACCTCGGTCATTAAAAAGGTCAAGAATTCAAAGTCCCACATCCGAAGGGTGACCGTGCTGCGAGAACTCCACTCAGCAGCAACCATGGGCACCTGCATCACAGCAATAAATGAATGCACCGTGAGCAATCACGAGATATCAGATACAGATGCAACCGAAGGAATGAACGTGGCAGCAGTCGCCGCACCGGTTACAGAGACCTACGCTCTGAATACCACAGCAGGAGACGTCCAGGCTACGGCCGGAGCATTTATCGCAAGCGCAACCGGCACCGAAGGAAGCACATACGTCCTGAATGATAATCAGGGAGCCACGGAGGCATCCGGCACCATCGATGTCGGGCCAGCTAATGCATCAGAGGAAAGCACCCACGCACTGAATGCGGAAACCGGCAAAGCAGACCTCTCACAAAGCGAAAGAGCAGCTATGAGAGCAAACATCGACTACCAGACAACAACAGTCATAAAGGAGGAATAAATCAATGCTTATTTGGAATCCAAGTAAACTGACCACAAAAGGAAAAGCGCTCCTGGCAAAAGCCCAGGCGGGCAGATGCACAATCAAAATCACGAAGGCACAGACCGGATCCGGCCAGTACAGCTCCGGAGAGGCAACAGACACCAGAACGTCACTCAAGACACCGGTGCAGACGCTGCCGATCCACAGCAAAGAGATCCAGAACGGAAGTACACTCGTTCTGAAGGTAGCGATCACGAATAAGACCAGCGACACGGACGTCCTGAAATCAGGATACGAAATCCGCGAGTTTGGTATTTTTGCACAGGATCCGGACGATGGCGAAATCTTATACAGCATCGCAACCGCAAGCACCAGCGACTACATGCCCGCATACAATGGCGTGATCCCGTCCGTCATTTCCATGAGTTACTACCTGGAGGTAGCCAACGCATCAAGCGTCACAATCGTGACCGCAGGAGGCCTGGCGCTTCAGAGCGACCTGGAAGCACTGGCAGACAGAGTAACCATCATCGAGCAGGCGGCCGTGAAGAAATACGGAGCCAGAAAGAAAGTCGCCCAGCAGAGCTGCGGCGCAGAGAGCTGGGAAAGACTCGGTGGAGCTGTCGGCCTTACAGCCAAGGCAGCAGTCGGAACCGGAGACGTCCAGAACGACTTCGTGAAGTCGGTATATCCATACAACGCCTGCAGACCGTGCAACCTTTCAGAAGACAGAAAAGTCACTGCATACCTGGGAGACGCCAACTTCTCCTGGACCGGAGATAACGGAGACGTCATGCTGGAAATGCCGCTCTGCTATACATCTCGCTACTTTGAGACGGATAGCGACGGAGTAGAGTGGGAATACCGCTGGGTATCATCTGCACCAGTGGATGGCCTGCACGTCAACCCTGCATTTACAGACGGAAGCAGCATCAGCGACAAGATCTACATCCCGATCTTCAATGGATCCGCAGGAAAAGATGTAGCCACAGGAGCCAAGGACGTCATCCGTTCGATTGCCGGAGCGACACCGCTCACAGAGGTAACCAGGGCAACCTTCAGAACCCGCAGCCGCAACAAAGGCGAGGGCTGGCAGCTTGACGACGTATGGAACATGTTCCTGCTCGACCATTTATTTATAATCATGTTCGCAGGAACCCAGGCGCAGAGAATCCTCGGATCCGGACGTACTGAATTCAGAGAGAGTGGAGACGACAAGGCTCTGAAAGCAAAGAAGGCAACCAACTGCATTACGATCGCGAGCGACAGAGCTGCGCAGTTCTTCGTAGGCCAGCAGATCGCCATCGGAACAGCACTCTGGAATCATTCAGTATTATGGGGAAGAACGATCACAGCATTCAAGGCGTCAACAGAGGTGGAAGCAGCAACAGAAATCTACTTCGACGGAGATCCGGTGGATATCGCAGTCGGAAATGTAATCTGGTCATGCGTTCAGAAGACCGGCGAGACAACCGCAATGAAATGCCCGAACGGATGCCTGGAAAATCCCGAAGGGCCTACCGGAGCCAAACTCTCCGGAAGACGTGCGGTCCGTTTCTTATGGATCGAGGACTGGTTCGGTAACATGTGGCAGTTCCGTGACGGAGTCAACATCAAGAACCGCCAGCACTACTGCTGCAATAAGCGTGCGAGCTACGCAGACGACACATACACCGGAGACTACCAGAAGCTCGGCTACGCATGCCCGACAAGCGACGGATACATCAAAAAGATGGGATTCGACAGTCTGCATCCGGAATACGAGCTGCCGGTCGAGGTAGGTGGTGGAGCCGACGCATACATCGGCGATTACTACTACCAGAGCGAAGGCGGAACGCTGGTGTTCTCTGGCGGTGACGTGGACAGCGGTACGGGTGCCGGGCCTTTCTACCGGGCCTGTAACCGCGGTACGGGTGTTGCGTACTGGAACATCGGCGGTCGCCCACTTTGTTAGATTCTCGATTTTTACGACATTATCCTAAATATTTGAATAGATAATGCCGCAGGTGCGCTTCCTTACCCCTTGGTAAAAATAGGCCGCGAATGGCGCTGGTTAGTACGCCAGGAATGGAGCTGGAAAGTCAGCGAGGCTAACAAAGAGAGTCTGAAAGGAGATAGCCATTCATGGAAGATACACAAAAGCAAGACAAGCTACCACCAATCAAATACACGAAGCGAGTCGGCCACTTATTCGAACACGTCCGAGACCTCGACAACCTGAAGGAAGCGATCAAGGACGCGGCGAGACATAAGCGGAAGCGCAAAGAAGTCCAGAAGGTCCTGGAGGACATCGATGGACACGCGCTGGAGCTGCAGAGGATGCTGGATGAGGAAACCTTCATACCGGCCAAGTACACAATGCGACGAATCAACGATGGCATTCAGAAGAAGACCAGAGACATCGCAATCCCGCGATTCTGGCCAGATCAGTGCGTACATCACGCATTCGTTCGCATTTTCAAACAGATCGTTCTGCATAGTGCCTATCCGTTCAGCTGCGGATGCGTACCGGGAAAAGGAACGCACGGAGCAAAGACCGCGATCGAGAAGTGGATCAGGAAGGATCCGAAGCATACCAAGTACGTCCTGAAGCTGGACGTCCGAAAATGCTATCCAACCATGAACCACGAAGAACTCCGGAAGAAGCTGCAACGCAGGATAAAAGATAAGAAGTTCCTGCGCCTGGCAGACCGGATCATCGCGAGCTTTCAACAACCGATGGCCACGCACGAAAGACTGCTGCCGGAGACCGATGCGGTAGGCATCCCGGTCGGGCTCTTTACCTCGCCATGGTTCTGCAACTTTTTCTTTCAGGACATCGACCACAAGGTCGCCGAGAAAACCGGAGCCGCGCACAACGTGAGATACGTGGATGACATGGTCTTGTTTGATTCAAGCAAACGACGACTGCACAAAGCTCTCGAATTCATCGAAGCCGAAGTAAAAGCCACGAAGCAGACCGTCAAGGACAACTGGCAGGTCTTTATATTGAGCAAGCGCCCGCTTGACTTCTTAGGTTTCAAGTTCCATCCGAACAAGACAACCATCAGGAAGTCGATCATGCTAAGGATCAGCCGGAAAGCCAGGACGATCGCCAGAGCCGCATACACATCCATCCGGAACGCGCACGCCATGGTTTCATACATCGGATATATCGTGAATTCAGACAGCCAGCGCTTCTACGAGAAGTGGGTGCGGCCGTTTGTTAATATTAAGCATCTGAAAGGAGTAATCGCTGATGAAGACAGAAAGCAACATCAGGCCTGCGTCGCAGTTTGAAATTGAGGCGCTCCCGCCAATCGAAGGAAGATCCTGCACCGTCATTTTATATGACAATATCCAGGGACCATTCACACGCCAGGCTTCAGGAGAAGACCAGGAGCCACAGGAATACTTCACATTTGACCGCTACACAGTAGACACGATCTACAGAGAAGGCCTCGCTGCAGCAGTCGCAGCAGACACAGAGACCTGGATCCAGAATGCCAAGGAGGCGGAAGCATCCGGAGAACAGCCGTCAGAGCTGGAAATCCTAACAAAGACCGTCACAAAGCAGCAGGCACAGATCGAGTCGATCAACCAGAGCGTCGACGACATCACGCTCGCGATTCTTGGAGGTGAGTAAAATGTATGAAAGACTGAAAAGATTATACCAGGAAGGACGTGCGTCCGAAGCAATGCTGAAGAACGCAGTCAAGAGAGGATGGATCACAGATGAAGAAATGCAGGAGATCATCGCCTCAAAGAAAGAGCCAGAGATTCCAGTGTCTACACCGGAATCCAGATAACACCTGCAGAAGGACATACGAGCCATGCACGAAAAGCTGTCGGTACTTCGGTACCTGCGGCGAGTGCGTGGCTTATTTTATCCCGGCAGGCCAGCAGCCATGCAGAAGCTGCAGCAAATTAAATGCAGGAGGGAGGTAGGAACCAATGGACATGACAACAATCGTCGTGGCCGCCAGCATTCCGTCCGCGTTCACAGGCTTCTGTTTCTGGCTCATCGAGCAGAGTATCAAGAAGCGTGCGGACAAGGAAAAAGAGGAACGCGAGGAACGCCAGCGTCAGCTGGACGAACGCGAACGGATCAGAGAGAAGAATGAGCTCTGCATCATCAACAGCGTGAACGCAGCCATAGCGCTCGGAGAGGCCACAGCCAGAGCCGTGCAGAGAATCCCGGATGCACACTGCAACGGAGACATGCACGCAGCCCTGGACTACGCTCAGAAGGTCAAACACGAACAAAAGAACTTTCTGAACGAGCAAGCACTAAAACATATCATCGAGGAAGGAGAACAAGCATCATGAAAAACATCAACTGGAAAAGAAAACTGACAAGCAGAAAACTCTGGACAGCAGTGGCATCATTCGTATCAATGATGATCGTAGCCACAGGAGGCGCAGAGAACACAGCCACACAGGTAACGGCACTCATCATGGCCGGAGCATCCGTCGTGGCATACATCATCGGAGAAGGACTCACCGACTCCGCAAACATTGGATCCGACGATTCAGAGGAATAAGAAGCACAAAGCACCCAGGGCGGCCACCAGGCTGCCCTTTTTTATTTAGGAGGTATGCAAAGATGGCAATCACAGAGAAACAGCAGAGATTCATCGAGGAGATCGCGAAGAACGTACAGAAGTATGCCTACGTTCATGGCATCCTCGTGCATAGCCCAATCATCGCCCAGGCGATCCTGGAATCCGGATGGGGAGAGAGCAAGCTGGCATCCAAGTATCATAACTACTTCGGACTGAAATGCGGATCCAAATGGACCGGCAAGAGTGTCAACCTCACCACCCAGGAGGAATACCAGCCAGGAACCCTGACGACCATCAAGGATAACTTCAGGGTTTACGACAGCATGGAGGAAGGCGTCAAGGGATACTTTGAATTTATCCAGCTGCAGAGGTACCAGAATCTGCGAGGAATCACGGATCCGAAGGAATACCTGCAGACAATCAAAAACGACGGATATGCCACATCGAGCACATACGTCGAAAACAACTACCAACTGATCACTCAGTACAAACTCACTGAATACGACAAGGAAGGAGCAGAAATGAGCAAGATAGAAAAAGCAGTACAACAGATGGAAGCATGGGCCGGAGATGACTCGCACGGATACGACCAGACATACAGATGGGGACAGCATGGAGACTTTGACTGCTCCGCAGCAGTGATCCAGGCGTGCGAGAACGCAGGAATCCCGGTCAAGAGCAAAGGCGCAACCTACACCGGCAACATGCTCGCGGTATTCAAAAAATGCGGATTCGTTGACGTTACCAGCAAGGTAAATCGCTCGACCGGCGCAGGGCTTCTCCGTGGAGACGTTCTCCTGAACACTTCACACCACACCGCAATGTACTGCGGCAACGGCAAAGAGGTAGAGGCAAGCATCAATGAAAAAGGAACCGCAACAGGCGGCAAACCTGGCGACCAGACAGGTAAAGAGTTCCTGATCAGAAGCTACCGCAACTATCCATGGACCAACGTCCTCAGATACGCTGCAGAGTCCCAGGCTTCCGGATCCGGAAAGAAAGACGTCACCACAGTGGCCAAGGAAGTGCTGGCAGGCGCATGGGGCAATGGCGATGAGCGAAAGAACAGATTAACTGCTGCCGGTTACGATTACGCAGCAGTGCAGGCAGAGGTCAATCGTCTCGCAAGCGGAGCCTCGACTCCAAAAAAGAGCACGACAGAAATCGCAAAAGAAGTCCTCGCAGGCAAGTGGGGAAACGGCGATGATCGCAAGAAGAAGCTCCAGGCAGCAGGATATAACTATGCAGCAGTGCAGGCGGAAGTCAATCGCCTGGCCAAAGGTGGAAGCTCCACAAAGAAAAGCGTGACTGCCGTGGCCAAGGAAGTCCTCGCGGGTAAATGGGGAAATGGAGATGCCAGAAAGAAGAAGCTGCAGGCGGCTGGTTACAACTACAATGCAGTTCAGAAGGAAGTCAACAGACTCATGAGATAAGATGATCCCGACATCGATGTCGGAAACATAGACAGAAGCCAGGGAGGTCAAGCCTCTCTGGCTTCTTTTTTGATGGCCTCAGCATCGGCCAGGAAGAATATATCCCACACGTCCTGCGGGGAGAGTTGGTACCGGACCGCGATCCGGACTATGTGCTTGCGCTGGAATGGCTGCCGCCCGTTCCAAATCGTCGAGAAGTTGGATGCAGTCATACCCAGGAAGACCGCAAGCGCCTTATTTGTATCGCCATGATCATCCATGGCCTGTTTCAATTTTTCTTTGTCAAACATTTTGATTCATTCCTTTCTGAAAGGATTACCGTGGAGCGCTTCGATTAAGCTGCGCGGGGAAGCTGCAGAAAACCCAGGAAAAAATTATACAATCATAGGCGACGCCTTTCTGGCCGGTGGCCGGGTGTAAGGTTTACGAGGACGTCCAGCGGGGCTGCCAGACCTTCAGGCTTTCACATTAAAAACCAGGGAAACTTGTCGAACATCAATCCACGGTATCCGTCGCGCTTCCTCCTGCAGGGCTTCGGACCTGCCATCGGCGGTTTAATACCGGAGGCCTAAGCCTCCTCGCGATAAATTTCTTCGAAATCTTCAACAACGATCGTCCGCTCGGTTCCACCAAGAACCAGCTCGATCTGAACATAATCGCCATCATCGTCGCAGGATACCGTGATGCTTTCACGGTTGGACTCCAGGACTTCAAATCCGTAATGCTTCAGATCCTGGAACAGATCCTCCATGCTGCCATACCAATCATTCAT